TCACATCCATAATTGGCGCTGTCCGGTCTGGGTTGGGTGCGGTGGCGCCGGATTAATTTTCCCAGGCGTCACAATATAACGCTCTATCGATTCCATCGTCACGAAGGTACAACTGCAATTGATATTAGTGCACTGATGATAGCGTTCTTTGGTGTTCTCGCTCAGGTAACGGCTGGTACGTGCATGCGCAGCATGCTTACATTGTGGACAATGGAACATGGCTCACCTCAAATTCACAAAATGTGAAACAATAATACCCAAAAAAACCATTTAGTAAACTTAGATTTTGATTCCTTTGGAAAGGATGTATTTTTCTGAAATTTAACAAAAATTATTGGGAATGATTACTTATTTTGGAAATTTTTTGTACCAAGGACCGTTACTTAGCAGTTAGAAGTAAAAATGCCCTATAATTGGCTAAAGCCGGGTAGCAGATAAATAAATAGTTCAAATAGCGAATAGTTTATCTTTATGTGTTACTCGCAGACACAGTTTCCCGATGATGAGATTTTATGATAAAAATCCCTATTGCCTCATATAAAGGAGATAAAAATGACAACCAGATACAGTCTTATAAAACCATGGCATGAACTCCAGAATGGGATGCATCAAGCGATCGTAAGGTTTGCTTTAGAGCAGGCTGAAACACAGCAATGCGAACTACGTATCTGCTTCAACAACAAAAACCATTGTGAACAGATACTTACAAAAATGGTTGGGGAGGAACCCTCAAGAAAACTAAGAAATAATAAGGAATACATAATGAGTGGGCAAAAAGTCACTCTTCACTCGACTCAAACGATCAAAAAAGATTACCCTCCGAAAGCCGTATATCTCCTAATGTTCCCTTCGCCTGATTTGCTCAAGGCTGTCGAGGCATCAAATGAAGTAGCAGTGATTATTGTATTTACTGAGTCAGATAGTCATACAGAGCCAACAGATGAATGGTCAGAAAGTTACTCAATTCATGAGCTAAGAGTTGAATAAAATGTATTAATTCAGACTTGATCTGGCATTGCCATAGCACAGAGCTTAGCCTAATCTGACAAGTATCTTTGTGCCAGAAGCGGACGTTGCTAATGTTACAGAGTTTAAATTAAGCTAAGGCATGCCCCTTAGTCATTATCTGAGATGGGACGTTCGTCATAATGGACCATACTTACTTATTGATGATTGCCAAAAACAGGTAGAGATATTAGGATTTCGTGGGTATGTCTTCACTTAGTTGCTATAGCATATTAACGAGAAAGACGTATATGAATGTCGAAAATATCAAACAGCGATTACCTTCTAAATCTTAAGGACTAATTTTGGAAAATAGCAATAGCAATAGCAATAGCAATAGCAATAGCAATAGCAATAGCAATGACATAGTCGCAAAAATAAAACTCAAAGCTTCAAACATGTTTGAAGAGCGATTTAGTGATGGATTTTATGGTTACATAATATCTTCATTTATTCTTTTTAACTGGGAGAATATAATTCTTATATTCAAGTCTAAAAACCCAATTGAAATGACACTTATTTACATATCAGTGCAAAAACACGCCACCTTTTATTTTTATATTCTTCCGCTAATCGCTGGCGTAACTGCTTCATTTATTTTTCCTTTTTTAACTGCTATTTATGCAAAGCTTGTATCAAAATCAAAAGCAGCTATCAAACATAGCAAAGATGAAGTTGAAGCTGAAAGGCGTAATAAAATAGTAGAGAAGGCACTTAACGCGCAAAAAAAAGAAGACGAATTACATAACACTGCCATCAGGATTCGTGATAAAAAAGAAGAACTCGCTATTATCCAATCTCAAATCGACACACGCATACAACAGAAAAATAAATTAGATAATTATCTTAAAAGCCTTGCAGAGGTTTATAGCCTGACACCTAACATCGAGAGTGAAGTACATCTGAAAAAATTTCTTTCAGAACTTAAGAGTAAGGGGTTAATCGAAAAACATCCTGACACCAATATAGTGCTAAACATGGTAAATGGCTTACTTGAAGACGATAATGCAGACAAAAAATGAAACAAAGAAAATAAAATTATTCTTCGGGCGGGAGCCCTTCCCGCTATTCCTCTTAGAATACAAAAACAACTTCTGCGCCAGTTCTCTCGCATGGCCTAACCAGAGTATAAATGAATCTCTGTCGTAAAGGAGGTTTTGTAAAGAAGTTACTTCCGCTCTTCGCACAAAGCAAACTATCATATTTGAGCGCCTTCTGTCTTGGTGAACTGTCAGCTCAAGCCTGACCTAATACAAATAAAAAGTACCTTAGTTCAAGGACCTAACACACCATGGGATTTGTAACGCCCACTTTAGACTAAAGAGGAAAATTGTCGCGCCTGATAAAACATTTATTTTAATGCATACAATTTTTTTCAATAAACCATATGGGGCATCCCCCTCACATTAGTCGCGTAGTTTTTTAATCACCTCCATCCGCGACATCATACTCTACCTCCGAAATCCTCACCTCAAGCTCTAGCCCCGTCGTATATCCGCTGTTATTTAACGTGTGAGTCACTTTGGTAACAATCCATGCCTGCTCATCGATAATGCTCTTGAATCCCGATACCTTCACCGGCGTTTCCGGGTAAAGATCGGCGCGCCCGACGGCCAGACTTATCGAGAACTCCGCCACCCCGCACTGTAGCTTGTCCCACTTCGCCTGCGCCGCCCGCATGGCCTGGGCTTTTGTGGCATACACCGTGGTAAGCGCAAACACGTTATCCGCCTCACCGGCCAGATATTCGCCCTCGCGGGCTTCCGGTACTCTGGTTTCCTTCTTTTTGGTTTTAGCTTTCGGGTGCTGTAGCGCACGTAAATGCTGCTCTCTGGGTTTGCGCTTCACCTTCACTTTTTTCGGTTTCGGGTCTTTGGTGTGAAGCCACTGCGCCGTGACGCCGGTATAAGCGCCCCGGTCAGCAATCGCAAACTGGTGCCGGTCGCCATCGCTGCGGGTGATCGTCACCTGCGGAATGGGCCTGCCGCTGGCGGTTGTGGCATTCCCGGCTCTGAGAAACAGCAATTTCCCCGCCTTGACCGACACCTCGCCGCCGTTCCGGTCAGCCAGCCGTGTCAGAAATTTAGCGTCAGATTCCTGCGTCTGGTCGATATGCGGGATATGGATCCCGGCCAGCGCCGGGGTGACACTCGCGGTCAGCTTGTTACGTGCGGCGATCGCCGCCACGATATCGCCGAGGGTTTTGTCGTGCCAGGACTCTTCACGCCGGGAATTCAGCGTCCCGCGAAAATCAGCGCTGCGGGCGCGGATGGTCACGGTATCAGGCGCGCCCCGGTGCTCAACCTCATCAACGGTAAAACTGCCCTTGCCAACCAGCGCGGAATCTTTCCAGCCGAGGAACAGGGTCAGCACCGCGCCGCGCACCGGCAACTGCACAAGACCGTCGCTGTCATCGAGCTCAATATCGAGCTGGTCAGCCTCAAAGCCCCGGTTATCCGTCATCGTGAGGTTTATCAGCCGGTTGCTGATGTTGCCGGTGATATCCTTACTGTCCAGTTTCAGCATAAACGCGGGGGTGAGTGAGCTCCCCGCCTGGCTGTAGAGTATTTCTGACATCATAACCCCGGCACTGTGATTAACCTGGTGGCGGCGTCTTTTGCTTTCCCGGCCAGCATGTCAGCCTGCTGGCTCAGGTCGCCATATACCGCCGCGAGTGACTCATCCACGCGCGTTAACGCCAGCGTAAAATCAATCTTCCGGGGTGAGCCGTCAGAAAAAAACTCCGCGCCGGTTTCGTTAATGCTGTTGATGACATACATGCCGTAAATCTGGCCGGTTCCGGCTATCAGCGGCCACGCCTTACCCTGTTCGGCCATCTGCCTGAGCGCGCTCAGTGTCAGCGTCCCGCCGGTGATTTCCGGGTAAAGCGTGCCGTTGAGCGTGATTTTTTCCTCCCCGACGCCGAGGAACTGGAAAGCATCGCGCCTGCCAACGCGGCTGTTTGACGGCCAGCGATATTCCGCTTCACGCTGCATGCCCTGAAACGGCAGTGTCTGGCGCATAAAGACAAAGAAACCTAATGCGAGCATCATCTCTGAATGTCTCCCTTATCCGTCGTGACGCATGCTGGAACGTTCGCGGGCACGCTTGTCACGGTCGGCCTTTTCAACGGCATCCTGCAACTGGCGCCCGAGTTCGCCGCCCGGTGCGCCGCCGTTCTGCATCGTGATGTTGTAATGGCTTTGGCGGTTATCAACATAGGATTTACCACCGGGGGCAACGGCGGGCTGATATCCCTGATAACCGCCATAGGTACTGGTTGCCGGGATATAGGTGCCGTTCTGCGCCGCCGCGCCAGCCTTTTCGGCTTTCTGGTCAAGATCGCTGGATTCTTTATTGATGAGGCCGAGTTTATCGAGCACCCAGTCTATTCCCTGTTTCAGTTTGTTAAACGCGGTAAGCGGCATCAGCAGTGCATCCGCCAGCGCCTGTCCAAACAGGACGCCGGTATCCTTGCAGGCGTTAAGCGTGTCCTGCGTGGATTTGACCGGCGCAATCAGGTTTGTGAACCAGTCCCACACCGACTTTAATTTCCCGCCGAGCCAGTCAAAAACGGGTTTCAGCGGTGCGAATATCTCAGCAACCGGCGCAAATGCGGCGGTCAGCCCCTCAACAACCCCGCTGAAAAAGGCGCTGATGGGCTCCCAGTATTTACGGATGAGCAGCGCACCGGCGACTATCGCCACCCCGATCGCCACAATCGGCCATGTCAGCGCGCCGAGCACCGTCATAATTGCCCCGCCCACCACACTGAAGACCGTCCCCAGCACACCGGCAGCGGCGATAATCGCGTTAACGCCCATTACAACCGGCCAGGCAACCAGACCGATAGCGCCGACAAGCCCCACCACGCCGACAGCCACCGACGCAATCACGCCCAGCGTCTGCGCCAGCCCTTTATTTTTAGTGATCCAGTTATCCAGCTTCAGCACATACCCGGTGGCGGTCTGCACCAGTTTTCGGAGCGAGGATTCCTGCTGGTCAAACAGGTCAGTACCGACCGCCTCATAAGCCGACTGGAACTCTTTAAAGTCGCCGCCGAGGTTGTCCTGCATGACTTTGACCAGTTCCTCCGTTTTCCCGTCTGAGGCTTTAAACGCGGCGGTCAGCGCATCCAGTTTCCCGCCCGATGCGGCGGCCATTAACACCGCTGCGGATGAGCTGGCCTCTTCCCCGAATATCGTTTTCAGGTATTCGGCGCGCTGGCCGGTGCCGAGTCTGTTTTTCTCAAAACTGGCCTGCATTTCTTTCAGGATGGTGAAGATTGGCCGGGTATTACCTTTTTTATCTGCCGTGGTGATGCCGAGCTCTTTAATCGCCCGGTACGCCTCGCCGGTCGGTGCCTGTAAGCGCGTTATCACCGCACGGCTCCCCGTACCGGCCATCGAGCCGGTGATTTTCGCATCATGTAACGCGCCCACCATGGCGGCGGCCTGCTCGATACTCACCCCGGCATTTTTTGCCACTGGCGCGGCATAGGTCAGCGCATCACTCAGGCCGTCAAAGTCAGCGGCGGTTTTGTTCATCGTCATGGAGAGAACATCACCGATGTGTGCGACCTTATCGTTTGAGAGCTGAAACGCGGATTTCATCCCCATCAACAGACCGGCGTTTTCTTCCATCGTGCGCCGGTTAGCCAGCGCCATATTCAGGGTCACCGGCGTGACGGCCTGAATCGCTGCCGCGTCGCCGCCCCCTTTCGCAATGATGATTTGCGCCCCGGCAGCGTCGTCAGCCGAGGCGGCCGTGTTGTCGCCGAGCTGGCGCGCCTGTTTGCGCAATGCGGTCATCTCTGCCGAGTCTTTACCCACGCCGAGCACTGCCTGAAGCTCAGAGTTCTTTTGCGCGAAGTCATAGCCCGGTTTCAGCAGCGCCGCCCCGGCAAGCGTTGCCGTGGTTGCCATTCCCGCCCCTGCCGCGCCCACCGCTGCGGCGTTACCGGCGAGCTCCTTTCCGGCCTGATAGCGCTGCTTTACCCGGCTCAGCTTCTCCTGTTGTGCACTGACGCGCGTCAGCGCCTCACGCTGCCGGTTGAGCTGTGACGTGGTTTCACTGATGGTGGTTTTAAGTTTTCGCTCATCAGCGGCCAGCGTGCGGGTGTTTATCCCGGCAAGGCTGAGCTCCTGCCGCTGGCGCTGCACGGATTCACGCAGGCTGTTGTGTTTAACCTGGAGCGCGGCGGCGCTTTTGCGTGCCGTCTCCATTGCCTGCGCCTGCGCGCGGGTCGGCTGTTCAGTGTTTTTAAACTGAATCGCCAGCGCAGCGGCTTCGTCTCTGGCTTTTTTCAGCGCCTGCTCAGTGACCGCCAGTTGTGCGCTGGTTTTGCGAAAGCCGTCAATCTTCGACGCCTGCCCGTTGAGCTCACGCAATGCGGTTTGTGTTGTGCGCATCCCTCCGGCCAGCTCCTTGCTGGCCTTATCGATGGATTTTAACGGGCGGGTCGCCTGGTCAACAGCTTTGAGTAATACCTGTAATTTCACGCTACTCATTCGTGTTTCCGCTTCGCTGGATGGCTTTTTCTCGCCATGTAATGAGCTCTGTCAGGCTCAGGGGAAAGAGCTCTGAGGGCGGCCAGTGGAAAATCACCGCGATATCCGCCATCAGGTCATCAACAGAGAGAGTCTCGGGGAAATTTACTGCGCCGAATTCGGCGACAAAAAACCGATCACCTTACCCGCCAGGGCAACGAGGTCAGGCAACTCAAGCGCGGCGACTTCCTGCTCGGTGAGCGAGGGGGCGCTCATGCGCGGCAGCACTTTAATCAGGGCGTCAACTTCGGAGTTTGCCACCGCCGCAAGGCTGACGCCGCGCAGCGTCCCGGCGTTCGGTTTAATCAGGGTGATGGCGTCAATAATCTGCTCGCCACGCTTAACAGGATTCTCCAGGGTGATCACGTTGTCGTTATTCATGGTTTTCTCTTCTTAACTTAACCGGGTTTCAGGATGAACCGGCCAGCACACTGGCCGGGATGAACATTACAGGCCGATATTGCGGCGGTGCTGCTCCAGCCGGTCGGTGCCGTTGACCTTCTCCACCATGTTGAGGGTGTCGATTTCAACCAGCTCTTTGCCGTCCATCGTTAATTTGAAATAGGTACAGACGACCGAAATTTTCGCTTCGGTGTCTTCGCCGGGTTTGTTCTCGCCGGTGTCGATCTCTTTCTGGCGGCCACGCATCACCACTTCAACGGCGACCGTTTCGCCGGTGTCGTCGCGCTGGTAGGAACCGGCAAAACGCACCGGCACGGCATCGACGCCGGTCGCGCCGTACAGCTCCCAGATAACCGAATCCGGGAAACCGCCGAGCGACCATTCCATCGACAGCGCATCATCATCGAGGCCGAGGTCTACCGGCGCGACGCCGTTCATACCCGCCCCGCGATAGTTTTCGAGCTTGCGTGTCAGCTTCGGCAGGGTGATCGACTTCGCGATACCCTGATAGCTGTAGCCATTGAGAAACACATTCATGTATTTCAGCTTGCGTGGCATTGCCATTCAGTCAGGCTCCTTAATTGCTGTTAACCGAGGAAACCAGCGTCGCCAGATATTTATCGGTGATGCGCTGGCGCAGGGTCAGGTTTTCGAGTGGGGGAACCGGCGTATAGTCATAATCGATATACAGTTTCCCGGCTTTCAGGGTCTCGGCGTCGTTGGCGTCTTCGTCAAACCAGCAGGTCGCATCGACGATGTAGCCGTTACTTTTCAGCTCACGGAATTTCGCGTTAATGCCATCCACGATGTCGCGAATAAGCGTCGCGGTGATCGGCTTATCGACCGCCCACATGTGCGCTTCGGCCATCGTGTCAGCGATAACCTGCGCGGTGCGGGTGTAGTTCTCAAACAGGAAAAGCGGGTCATCGGAACAGGTGCGGTTGCCCCAGAAGCGAAAACCGTCCTTGCGAATCAGCGTCGTCACGCCCGCCTCGTTGAGCAAATCAGCATCGGTGCCCGGCTCCTGCAAATCCCAGAACACCGACGCGCTGATGCCGGTCACGCCGTTGACGCCGACGTTAGACAGGGTTTTATGCCAGCCGACCGACTGGTCGATGTAGGCGCGCAGACCGAGGGCGCGGGCGGTGGCGTACGCGGTTGCGGTCGCATTTTTCACGGTGTCCCAGGCGAGAAAATCCGGCCAGATAACCATTAACTCACGCTGGCTGAAATTGTCGCGGTATCTGATGGCATCAGAGAGGGTTTTACAGCCCCACGCACTGACATAACCAAAGGCGCGCAGCTTCTGGCAAACGGGCGCAAGCGCGGTCGCCACTTCGAGAGTGTCGAATCCCGGCACACCAAGGATGCGGGGTTTAACGCCGGTCACAGCTTCTGCGGTCAACAGCGCTTTCAGGCCGGTGTATTTGCCGTTCTCGTCCGTGGTGCCGATGATGTTGGAAATGGTCTGCGCGAGCGCCTCTTCTTCATCGTCGCCGGTTCCCTCCGCCACGCGCACGACGACGGTCACCGGTTTTGACTGGTCGGCGATGGCCTGGAGGGACGCGGCCAGCGTGCCTTTTTTACCGGCTTTGGCGATGGCGCTTTGCACACTGGTGATCAGCACCGGCTCATTGAGGGGGAAAGTGGCCGCATCGGCATCGCTGGCGGTACAGACCATGCCGACGATTGCCGTCGAGACCGTGGAAATGACGCGCGTGCCGTCGTTGATTTCGACGACCTGCACGCCATGATGATAATCACTCATCCGTTTAACTCCGTGGGGTTGGGGTGAGTGTTATTGTCTGGTGTGCCACAGCCGGACGCTATTTATCAGGGTTGGTTAAGTTGCAATACAACTCCCGGAAAATATATCGCTCAATTATCCCTCACGCGATTTGGCTTACGGGATTCATTCAGCCCGGAATTCATTTTTTACAGCTGGTATCCTTTACTAACCATTTGCAATATACGAGAATTCTGAATTGTTGAATTACGGATAACTTACAGCTCGACCAAATAATTAGAGAATACAAACATGATTTATGATTGTTTTTTGTATTACGATGAAGACATGTTGCTTGACATTCGTTTGAATACTCTCATGGACGTTGTTGATCGCTTTGTGATTGTGGAATCAACTCATACGTTTACCGGCAAACCAAGAAACCTGCACTTCAATATTGAAAAATTTGCCCGTTTTAAAGACAAAATTATCTATGTCGTCCATGATGAGGAACCTATTAAGAAAGAAACTAATGGGGTTGCGGACGAAGTCGATGCATGGGCTAACGAAGCGGCACAGAGAAACGCGATTATGCAAGGCCTTAAGTATGCACAGGATGATGATCTGATCCTGGTCTCTGACGTTGACGAAATATTTTCACCGGAAGCCATCAGAGCAATTAATCCTAAAAAACTCTGTACGACGCTGCATATGGGTTTTTATAACTACCAGTTTAACTTACAGGTATTTAATACTGATGGCAGTGAAAGGCTGTGTAAGTTGCCGCGAGCAACGACCCTACGCAATTTAAAAGGGTATTTCAGAGGCAAGCCGGAAGACTTCAGGAACATTAAGAAGTCCTGCCTGAACAAAGGTTTTATTTTGAAGACTCTCTTTAAATTCCGTCATATGGTTATGTCTGATGCTGGCTGGCACTTCTCATGGATTATGAGCCCGGAACGCATTTCGGAGAAAATGTCCACGATCTCGCATACTGAGTATGATCTCCCCCACCTCAATAATAAAGAACATATTATTGATGCCCTTACCAACGCAAAGGATATATGGGGGCGAGATCGTAAAATGGCGCGACAGGAATTAACAAAAGCTAAATTCCCGTCCTACCTTGTGGATAATGCTGATAAATTTAAAGACTTCATCCTGTAACCCATCAGCCAGTTAAAAAAACATTTAACTGGCTGGCTTATCAGGCCATTCAGGATTATGGGTATCAACGCGGCTCAGCATAACCCGGTATGTTTTCCAGGCAATCAGGCTACTTTCATCGTCTTCCGTAGCCATCCCTAAATCAACAGCATCCTGCAAAACTGAAATCATTGTTGTGGCTTCACTGATGAGCCGGTTTTTCTCTTGCTCCGCTATCTCCCAGGTTGATGGCTCCTGCGACAGAAATTTACCACCCTGATATTTATAGACCGCAGTTGATATGTCATCAGGATAATCAACGACCTCATAAACGTTCATTCCCTCAGCAAGGGTAAGAAAATTTGGATTATCAGAAAACGTTACCACAAATTCACTTTCATCAGTGGCAATGAATTTATTAACGCCTTTCCACTCTTTATCACGAGTTTCATACCAGTCGCGATGATGCTCGTCTTCAAAATATATATAAGAATAACCTGAGCCATCCTCTTTCACGTTTTTTGAGATTTTTATATTTTTGAATTCAATCATAACTAGTTACCTACCTGTCGCCAGCTTCCGCTCGCAGTCTTGACCATAAGGGCGCGATAGTAGTACCCCATAAAACGACTGTCGCCTAAATCCGTTCTGATATTTACCCCGGTAATAAAGCATCCTGAGGGTGCTTCCCATGATGTCATACTGTTATGAGCTCCGTTTTGTAACGCCTGGCTACCACGCTGAGCATCATTTAAATATCGGCCATCCATTTCAGATTTAGTGAAGTAACGGGCATCGAAATTTGCATAGTTGCCCGGAATGATTTGTCCGGCCATTTGTAATAGACCGGTTCGGACATTGATATAACCCGCCATCCCTTCATTCCCGGTGAGCGTGGAATAAAAACCGATCCCGTACCAGGATTTAATCAACATGTTGGCGCTGTTAAAGCTGGCATCATCCTTGCCAAAGGTAATACCTGTCTGCTTATCCGATATCCAGAATCCACTGTGAAGATTCAGCTCGCCGTTAATGGTTCCTCCGGCGGCATCGATACTGGAAACCCATGCGCTCCAGACGTTGTTAAAGTACGTCCGGATGAAAGCGCGGGAATTGTTATAAATACGGTAAATCTGCGTAATACCGGCGTGTTTATATACCTCAAGTGAACCTGCACTAGCTTCCGGGTAGTTAGCGCCAGCCGCTGCAAAATCATTTGTATTCTGGTAATACAGCCCTGGTGTCATAAACGTGTTGAGATCAGCCGCATTGCCGATAGCCACCGCCTGACCGTTAAAAATATCCTGCGCCGTCACATTAATATCAGCGGATAATTCCCGGCCATTGACCTTGCGGGTAAGCGGAACCCGGCTGTTTGCATTGTCATTTGCTGTCCTGACGGCTTTCGGTGTCGCGGCCTGCGCTTCGCTGTTACTGTCCGTCGCGCTGCTGAGCTGGACAATCCCCTTCTGCGTCGTGGTCGCGTCCTGCGCGGTGTATTTGCTGCCTGCAAGGTCATACGCCGCTTTCACCGCTTTGGGCGTGGCGGCAAGATTCTCCGCCGCGCTGTTTGTGGCACTGCTGAGCTGTGTGAAGCCTTTTTCCGTCAGGGTGGCATCGGGATGGCGTCGCGATTGCTCATGCTCCGCGAGTCTGTCATCGACATAATCCTGTGTGGCCATCACGACGGAACCGTCAATAGCTAGCTCAACAGACGCAACATCGGACAGCATAATCACCATGCGCAGGGTCTGAGCCCGCCCGGAACCCTCTTCGAGTTTTGGCTTGTAGCTTTCGGCCATATTGCCGACGGCGACCAGTGTGCCGGTGTCGTCATAAAGCCCCATTTCACGCAGCCAGAAACCGCCCGTTTCCGGCGGGATGACCAGCTCGGCCACCACGTAATTTTTATGTTTGTTGTCCTGGCTGATTTTATTCAGCGTATGGCGCCAGACTTCATTAATAAGTTTTGTCTGCCCGGCATCCGGTTGCGGCAGCGAACCACCGCCATCGCCGACGGCCATCGCGGCAATATTCACCTTTTTCCCGCCCGGCGTGAGGGCTGCCGCAAATTTTGCCACCCCTGCCGTGGTGACGACGGTTTTGTATTTCGTTGCCATGTTCTTTCACTCACTCCGGGTAAACAGTGGTCACATCGCCGCTGTAATTCACGCCACCGGCAAAGAGATACCCGGCAACGTCCTGAATAATATTGAGGCCGATAAGATGGCGGCTGGCGGGCTTCGCATCATCAATAAGCCGCTCCATCTCGGTATACATCTCTTCGGTGATGCCGGTTTCCAGTACGCCAATATCAAGCCGGAATGTGCCTGGCGGATCGCCGGTTTCCCACCACTCGGTAACATTAATGAGATAACCCAGCGGCTCGACCACGCGCCGCACTGCACCGATGGTGCCTTTATGACAGTGGATAAAATAGGCGCTGCGGATAACATCACGTTTCGTCTCTTCCGGCCAGTTCTCGTCCCACCGGTCAACGGAAAACGCCCAGGCAAGCCACGGCAACAGGCTGACCGGACAAACGTCAGGGTTCCACAGGCGGCGCAGCGGTATCGGGGTGTTTTCGATTTCAGCACAGGCACGCGCGGCGGCCACCTCCAGCGCCGAGGAGCCCACCGGCAACAACCGCGAATCACTCATCGGAGCCCCCGACAACTATCCGGTAATCAGTGCAAAAAGAAGCCTGTGTTTTATCGAGTACAATGTCAGCCGCCGGGTCGGCCAGTTCAACACGCTGCACCCCTTCAACATGGAGCGCGGCATAAATGGCAGATTTGCGGATATCACGACCGAGGCGATGTTGTGCGCTGATATATGCTTTGAGTTTGTTTTCCGCCGCACTTCGAACCGGCTCACTTTCCGGGCCAGGGTAGAGATAAAGCGTGGCATCAATCCGGTAATCGACAATCGCCGCTGACTGCACTGTCACGCGGTCGGCAACCGGCCTCACATCCTCATCGTTAAGGGCATTTCGCACGACTGTCAGCAAATCAGCCGACGCCGCGCCGTTATCCTCACGCGACAACACGGACACGGTAACGCAAGCGGGCTCCGGGCTGATAACGGAAATATCCGCGACACGCCCGTCGGCGCTGCGTCCATGAAATTCATAAGCCCCGGTTGAGCCCGCCACGCTCAGCCCTTCCATTGCCTGCTGAATGCGTAGCCGGTAATCGCTGTCGGCTTCCATCACTGCCGCGACGGGCGGGAGTGCGGTTTCATCAGCCGGGGTGATCACCAGCCTCGCGACGTCATAATTTGCGCCAATAACGTCGAGGTCATTGCCGGTGGCATAGGCCAGCATCGTCGCGCGGGCGGCTTCGTTCACGCGCTGGCGCCAGATAACCTCCCTGTAGGCATTCTCCTCAAGGAACTTGGTCAGCGGTTCGGATTCCAGCGCCAGCGTACGGGCAACAGCGTCCTGCTCATCAGCAGGGAACAGCGAAACCAGCGTCGCCTTGCGCTCAGCGAGAATGCTCTCGTAATCGAGTTCCTCGACCACATCCGGGGCGGGGAGCTCGCTCAGGTCAACAATCGGCATGGGTTCAACTCACAGGAATGGTTAATGAAAGGGTTTCACCGGTGCTGACGAGCTGGCCGGTCACATTGACAGTCATCCGGCCTTCGCTTTGCTCCGTGGTGATTTCACTCAGCGTGATGCGCGGCTCCCACTTCAGGAGCGCCATATAGCAGGCCACACGGATTTGCAGCGTGAGCGCTGGTGTCTGCGGCTGGTCAATCAGCGTGGAGAGCAGCGAGCCATATTCCCGGCGCATGACGCGGGAACCGACCGGCGTGCGCAGAATGTCGCCCATGCTCTGACTGACGTGCTGTGAATCGGTAAGCGAGCGGCCATTTACACGGCTCATGCCAATATAGTTCACTGTCACAGGGGTGCTCCTGTTGTGCCGCCGCTGTCGCCGGGGTGTTGATGGGTATGCAATACCTTGCCGTTGGAGGACAACGCGCCGCCGCTGTGCTCGATATCGCCGCGCATGGTGCCGCCTTTCTGCACTTCCAGCGAGCCGGTGATGAGCTTACTGGTGCAGACCACCTCCGGCGTGTCGAGTGTGATGCGCGAAGAGGCCTTGACCATCACCACCGGCACGGTGGCGGTGAGGGATTCAGATGCGGTAACGTCGGCGGTTTTGATGCCGCTGACGGTCAGCGCACTGGTCGCCGGTTCATACTCAATAACCGCGCCATCCGGGAAAGCAATATGCAGGGCGTCAGCCGAGGCCGACGGCGCAGGATGGTCATCGGAGAAAATACCGGGCAGCACAAACGCGGTATCGAGCTCGCCACCCACGGACAGAATTAACACCTGTTCGCCGAGGGAAGGAGCCCACCACGTACGGGAACGCCCGGCGCGCTGCGTCAGCCACTGGAGCCAGTCGGTAATATTGCCGCCGGTCTGCACGCGGCAGCGACCGGCGGCGAGATCGGTTTCGACCACAAAGCCGGTGCGTACCATATTGCGGATGGCGCGGGCAAGTTCGTTTAAATTTGCGAGTTTGTTCATGGATGAAAGGATGCGGTCATACAGTTCAAACAGCAAAACATGCCGTTTTATTGACAGATGAAACAACTGCGGGTAGAAAACAAACTCTGTGGATTAAACAATAAAAAAGAGGAAAGGATGTCGACGCTAAAAAACAACTACAGGCCGATGACAGCAGGCGAAATAAGAATGGCGCGGGCTCTTTTTCAGAACGCCATTAATTATAGCGCCGTAAAAGTTTATAACGGTGATTATTTGCCGTTTGGTTTGCAAAATAGCCGCGTCGCTATGACACCAGACGGTAATATGTACTATCCTGAAGCACTCTTCAGAGAAGATTTTTCCTTTGGTGACATCACGGATAAGGCGCTGTTTATGCATGAAATGGGGCATGTATGGCAGCACCAGATGGGCGTCAATGTCCGGACTCGTGGTTTAGTTAGCTGGGCTTCAAGCTATGAATACTCTTTGCCAAATGAAAAGGATTTAGCAGATTACAGCCTAGAACAACAAGCTTCCATTATTGCTGATTATTATGTGCTAACTAACTTTGGGGTGAATGTTTTTATTCAGCAATCCACTTTTAAAGGCATCATCGGGCCTGATTTACGAGATAAATACAAGAATATTCTTAAATACTTCCTTGCATCACCCACTAATAAAAGGTGCCTGTGGAAATGAAAAAATTAATGCTAATTGCGTGGTCGCTTTTACTGAGTGGTTGCATGGTAGATAACTCACCCTACCGGGCCGCTAATATTTCATTATCTGCAAATGGACAACCTTGCGTTACGGTATCGAAGGATTCACTGACCAGTGACGGAAAATCAAAATTGCTGGTTCTCAGAGTATCTGAGCGAGCCCCGGACAATAATATGAAACAGGTCTGGGAACGTGATGATATGAGTAACCCAACGCTGACTGTGATACCTGATAAATGTCTGCCCGTTGATTACCACTTTGAGAAAGGTAAAGAGTACAGCGTCACAGCAATCACTGCCTTTTCAGCAAGTGAAGTGGGGACTAAACGTATATGGTCTGCAGGTTTCAACCTGGAGAATTTAGCCCCAAAACGATGATCATAGATATTTAAAGATGACGTCCTCTATCATCACAATATCCTCTTTGTTTAAGCCCAGCAGAAGCCGTCGCGGATACACAATATCAGGACGGTTTCGGGCCGGTTTGTCCTTTAATCCATACTGATGAACCCGCGCAATGCGCTGCACCTTTTCGGTAAATTCAACCACTGCCGCGCTGTCATCGCCGCTGGCTTTCAGATAGCGATTCGTGCGTAGCTTCGTGAACATTTCCCGCTTAATCCGGCCTTTCTTTGCGCGCAGCGGCTGGGGTTTTCGCTTTGCATACGGCGAGCCGTCCGGATTTTTCTGGGCTTTGATGCGCTGTTGTTGCTGCTGGCGCAGCTTCTTCGCAATCTCCACGGTGAGACGCCGACGACCAGCGGGTGACAGCGCCGCCAGCAGCCCGGCAAGCTCCTTCTCAAACGGTTTAAATTCAGTCATTCCATTTACTCACCAGTTCGCCATTGATATACATCTCCACCGGACGTGTGACCGGCTCCGGCGGGGGTGGTTCCGGGAGGCACCGGACGTGAAGCGCTGAGCCGACCTCGTTAACCAGCGTTCGCTCGGTCAGGGCAAGACTGATACTGATATCAAAACTGCTGTCATTGTTGAGATCGGCCTCGAAGGTGAAACCTTTCGTCTGGCCTGCGTCGGTTTCCATGATGTCAGGCTGGTTCTCACGCAGCCACGCCAGCACCGGCACAAGCAGTAAATCCGCGTCGCCGGTGAAGTCCGTCACCACCACATTGAGGGTGTAACGCTTTTCGAATGACAGCGAGGCGGCGAGCGTGGCGACAAGGTTGCCGCTGTCCACAAACAGCCGCAGCATTTCAGGGTTGGTTTTCAGCACCGGCACGGCATCAGCCAGGGCTTTTCTCAGGCTTTCGGGCTTCAGCATCTGTATCATCCTGACATTGTTTAACAGCTTCGACCTGGAGCGCACAGCTTTCTAACGCGCGCTCAAGGTTGCGGATATCGGCACTCAAATCACCGTTCGTGTGTGGATCGCTGCCCGGCATCGGGCACAGGCTGACTTTCGGGCAACCGTTGTAAACAGCCACCGGCACTGGCGCAGGCGGCGCGCCTGTGCAACCGGCGCACAGCATCAGGCAGATCAGCGCTGTACCAGCGGCGAAAGGCGTCATTTTCATTGAGTAACCTCGTTATGGTTTGTTCCCGCCGGGCTTCCCGCTCACCGGCGGCATTCAGCTTCTGGCGCAAATCCACCTGCGCCCGTTAGTTTTTATCTGCCCGGTCACGAGCAACAATGAGCTGATTTTTCAGCATGCCGATCGTCAGCTTTTGCTCGCCTGCGACGCGGTTCGCTTTCTCAAAAGATTCGCGCAGAGTGCCATTTTCATGGCGCAGCCACAGCAGCCCCGCCACCGCAAGCGCCAGCACCACCATTAACGTTTTCATCGCGCCCCCTTCAGGCAGTAATCCCGCTCACGCTTGCGCCGGTTTTCCAGCCCGGCATTTCTGGCACCGTTGACGTAGACCCAGCGCGGGAGCTGGTCACAGGCCTGTTGCCACTTTTTCTGGTTCAGGAAATAGACCAGCGTCGATTGACAGGCCGCGCCGGTGCCGACGTTAAACGCAAAGCTGACCACGGCATCGTAAACGGCGGGCGGCATCGCAACCGGTGCGCAGACCGCAAGACGACGCTCAACCGTCAGCACGTCGGAAACCAGATTTTGCGCCACTTCCCGTTCGGTGATGTCGCGTTTCGGCGCGACCCCGGCAGTGTGGCCGATACCTGATGTCCATACCCCCGCGCTGCACTGGTAGGGGCGCAGGCGGCACCCTTCGAGGTCGGCAATCAGCGCCAGCCCCTGTTGCGAGGTATGGAGTAAACGAAAATCAGGCACCAGTGCCGCCAGCGCCAGCACGGCGGCCACACTGCAACGTTTAACGATTGATGACATTGCTCATTGCCTCCCCGGAAAGACGGCTCTGCTCAAGCTGGAGCGCCAGCAGGGCGTAGCTTTTGCGCCGGTAATACCAGTTAACGCCGACCGTCAGCACCACGCCCAGCGCACCAAAGTACGCGGCGAAATCCTGCGGCGTCATCGCCCCGAAAAAGGTCAGCGCGACGCTTATCCAGTAGGCCAGCGACGAGGTGATTTTCTCCATGCTCAGTCCCATAAATTCACCGTTTCGGCAGTGGGTGCCGTGTCAGTGTCCGGCAGCTCGACGCCGGTGCCATAGGCAGCACCACGCCGAGTTCGGCCAGCCCCGGATTAGCGGCGAGCACCGTTTCGACCACGCCCTCTGTGCGCCCGTAATAGCGGTTACAAATCACATCCAGCGTGTCGCCCTGGTGCGCATAAACCTTCATCAGATTTGCCCCACGATGCAGCGCGGTTTGTCCTGAATACGGGCGACTGACCAGCGCATGTCCCTCCACAGGTCATCAACCGTGGTGTCGATGCTGTCCGCTTTTTTGTCGCCTTTCGCGCTGGCATCCACACCGCGATAGCGCTCATAAAGCGTGGCGGCTGTCATCGCACACACCGCACTCAGATAGTGAAAAATACGCATGCTCTCGCCGTCGATATCATCCGCCGGCACATCAGCCAGCCTCGCAAAACCGGCTTTCATCTGGCTTGCCCGCCAGTCAAAAAGCTCCGCGTTGGTTTCGGCTATCCCGGCCTTAATGGCATGGCGCAGCCGCGCCGGGGCGATGGTCTGCTCAAGGCGCATCAGCTCGCGCACGCGCTTCGGCTCGATGTCGGGAAAGAAAAAGGTGTTTTTAATCACCGGCTCGTCACTGACAGGCGGCGGAATGACCACCGTGCCGCGCTCCGGCTGTTCGTTATTTTTTTCAATAATCAGTGTCGTCATGACTGCCTCTGAAAAGGGTGGGCGGTGGACGCCGGTCGCAGATAAGGTGAACCACCCTCATTGACCGGCGTGCCGCCCTGGCGCGGGGCGCATTCGGTTAACCGGCGGCTTTGCGGGGGCGACCCCGCCCGCGCTTCGCCGGTGTGGCTGTTTTTTTCTGTTGCGCGGTTTTCACGGGTGTCTTTGGCGCAGGCTTCGGATTCAGTTCGCGGGTAAGGCGCTCAATGTCCTTGCGTACCCCCGCGTTACGGTCGAGCTGGTTCGCACGTTGCAGATGCGTCATGGCGTCAGCAGGCTGACCGGCATCGCGCAGCGTCAGGCCAGCGACCTTATGCAGCCGGGAGCGTACCTCGTCGGGCATGTCGGCGGTACGGGTCAGGGCGAGGGTCTCCAGAATGCCCGCCATATCAACCGGCTCACCGGCATCACGGGCGCGCAGCACAGCAAGTGCCACCTCTTCGGCCAGCATGTAAGGCGCAGTGCGGGTGTGGGGCTCCGGCATCGACAGGTTGTGGCGCAGTGCGTAGCGGGCAATCTCCAGCGCGCCGGGAATATCGCCCGCATCGAGACGCCACAGCATCACGGTCATCAGGATGTCATCCTGCGCGCCGGTGCCGTTTTCCAGTGCGCCCGCCACCCACGGCAGGTACAGCGGCAGCAGCTCACGCTTTTTCTCTGCCTTGCGCTCTTTTGAGTGGATACCTTTCAGCGTCCGGCGGTCTGCGGCCAGCTTAACGAGCATCTGCTCATAAGCGGTGGCATGGCGCAGCGGGGCGTTATCCCGCTGCGCGGCCATCATGGCCGAGACCCGCATCGCGTGACGCTGTGCGGGGCTCGCCATCGGTTACGCTCCTTCGCCGGTGCTGGCCGGAGTTGTGGTGGAAGCGGTTGCCAGTGTTTTCATGGCTTCAGCCAGTTCAGCGGCAAACACTTTCGCGATATCCGCTTCCGGGGTATCGCCCTCAGCCTGTTCAAGGATCTCGATGTTTTCAATCAGGCAACCGGCTTCGTAGTCTTCAATCACGAAATCGACCTTCACCTGCTCGTAGTTTTCCACCTGGTCGAGCTTCGGATTCTCAATGATGTGGCGGCGGTGGCCGTCCTCGTAGAGATAAATCGAGAGGTTATCGAGCGTGGTGATGAAAATACTGTTGGCCGGGAAGAACGGCGCGCGCACTGCCTGTAACTGGCCGATGGTTTTCTGGCTGATAATCAGCTCACCGGCGAGCTGCTCGCTGTTCGCCTGGAATTTGTTGATCATCGGGAAATATTTGTCGGTCAGAATGCGGCGACCACAAATCACCACCATTTCCGGGTTCTCGCGGTGAATCTCTTCAATCAGGGACTCATGCGCATCCATCACCAGCGCGTCGAGGTTTTTGTAAACGCCGTTTTTGCCAACGGTGATTTTCTCCAAAATCACCTTGCCGTCTTCGTCAACAACCCTGCTCATGACGCGCTCCGGCGCGTCGTTGCGGTATTTCTGCAACCAGCCGACAGCGACGTCCTGCAACAGGGGATTGGCCTTGCGGTCAGAGGTGGCCGCACGGCTCACGCCGTTAAAACCAATGGTGATGTAGTCCAGCGCCTGGCGTTTGATGATTGCGTTACGGATACGAATCTGAAAATCCTGAAAACGCGCCCACAAATCGAGTTTGTTATAGCTCAGGTGATAATCGAAGTTCACCGGATGGCAGAAATAGCGGTAAGCATCCAGCTTCGAGAAATCAGCGGTTTTACGCTCGACGCCGTTGGCCGTATCGGCGGTGCTGGCAATGGTGCCGTTGACGTCGATACCGACTTTTTCCTCGGTCAGCTCGCGCACCACGACCATATTAATCTGTTGCAGGAAGGAGGAAGACTGCTGGACTTTGTCGAACAGCGTCTGAGTGACCGACGGCTCGACGCTGAATTTCTTGCTCAGGTCTTCCACGCCGACACCGTTCAGCTCCGCAAGGCGGCTCAGCCAGGCATTAAATTTAAAACGGGTTTCTTTACGCATTGTCTCTGTGTTCCTGTTCTGAAAAAGGGCTGATTAGCAGTCGGTCAACACAGCGGATGCACCTTCACCGCCGGTGCTCAGTTTCCGGCGCGGCTGCGTCTCGCTGGGGGTTTTGTCCAGGGTGGCGGTGATCGCGCTGAATTGCTCAGTCGTGGACAGGGTTTGCGCTTCAAGCCCCTGCTTAACTTCTGCGAGCTGGCTTTCGAGCGCGCTGAAACGGGTATCAATGCCGTCGCCATTGCTCTGGACACGTTCAGCAATCGCCGTCACGGCTTCATGCACATCGTTAAAACGCGCGTCGGTGCTGGTCTGCTGGCGGCTGAAAATGGCCTTAACCGAGTCGGTCAGCCGGTTAAGCAGGGTGTCGGGCTCCTCTTCAAACTCAATTTCCGCCAGCGTGGCCGCCGAGAAGAAATTCTCAGGGCTGGCTTTGCGGGAGCTCAGCGGGTTGTGTTTTGCGGTGCGACAGAATTCCAGATACTCGGTGCCGAGGCTTGCCGGATCATCGGTCACGGCCAGGCCGGTGAGGTAACACTTGCCGCTGTTGCCGAAATTCGGCTGGATCTCCATCGAGGTGTAAACCTTCTGAAGCGCCTTATTCATGGCGACCAGCTCATCGGTCGGGGTGATTTTCGCGAACAGCGCCAGCTTGCCCTTCAGCGCAGAATCGTCTTCGATTTTCTCCGCTTTCAGCTCCACCACATCGCCATAGCGTTTAAACGGGCTGTCCGGCATAAGTCCCTTGATGTGCTCAAGGTTGATTCGGCAACCATAGACACGCGGATCAAACGTGTCGGCCATTTCCTGAATTTCCGTCGCGCCAATAATGCGACCGTCGCAGGTGTCACCCTCGACGCCGATGCGAAACCATTTTGAAACTACTTTTTTTGCCATCGTCAGGAGTCCTGATTGTCTGTGAAGGATTCACGGTTTTGTCAGGAGGTAGTTTCCCGGCTCGTCCGTTGCTTCGCCATCAGTCACGGATGGCTTGACCCCGACACATCAGTACCTTAGCGAATCGCTGACCGCGCTTAAGTAGCCTTGCCCTGTATTCATCACGGCGAGGCAGGCATGACCATCACCACCGACACCACACTCTTAAACGACCCGCGACGACAGGCGGCGCTGTTGTACTGGCAGGGGTTTTCCGTGCCACAAATCGCGGAAATGTTGCAGACCAAACGCCCGACGGTGCAGAGCTGGAAACAGCGCGACGGCTGGGACGAAACCGCCCCGTTAGACCGTGTGGGAAACACACTGGAAGCGCGGTTAATCCAGCTTTACGCCAAGCCGGAACTGACCGCGCACGACTTCAAGGTCGCTGACTTTCTGGCGCGCCAGATGGAACGCTTTGCGCGTATTAACCGCTACGGCCAGACCGGCAACGAGGCCGACCTCAATCCGAACGTGGCGAACCGCAACAAAGGCGATCGCAAAAAGCCGAAAAAGAATTTTTTCAGCGAGGTGGCAGTCGGGAAACTGGAAGAGATTTTCTTTGACCAGTCATTCGCCTATCAGCTCGGCTGGCATAAAGCCGGGCTTGAGCACCGCATCCGGCACATTCTCAAATCCCGCCAGATTGGCGCGACGTTTTATTTCGCCCGCGAGGCGCTGTTACGCGCCCTGAAAACCGGCCATAACCAGATATTTTTATCCGCCTCAAAAACGCAGGCGTACGTGTTTCGCAAATACATCATTGCGTTTGCCCGGCTGGTTGATGTTGACCTTACCGGCGACCCGATTGTCATCGGCAACAATGGCGCTGAATTGCTGTTTCTCGGCACCAACTCCAACACTGCGCAGAGCCACAACGGCGACCTGTATGTCGATGAAATTTTCTGGATACCCAACTTCCAGCGGCTGCGCAAAGTGGCGTCGGGCATGGCCTCGCAAAAACACCTGCGTACGACCTATTTTTCGACGCCCTCCTCGCTCGGGCATGGCGTGTATCCGTTCTGGTCAGGCGAACTGTTTAACCGGGGGCGCGCCAGCGCCAGCGAGCGGGTTGATATTGATATCAGCCATGCGGCATTAGCGCGCGGCGTGGCCTGCGCAGACGGGCAGTGGCGGCAGATTGTCACCATTGAGGACGCACTCGCCGGGGGCTGTACCCTGTTTGACCTGGATGCACTGCGCCGGGAGAACAGCGCAGATGACTTCCGCAACCTGTTTATGTGTGAGTTCGTCGATGACAAGGCGTCGGTGTTCCCGTTCGAGGAGCTGCAACGCTGCATGGTTGACAGCATGGAGGAGTGGGAGGATTACGCGCCGTTCGCCGACCGGCCATTTGGTCATCGCGTGGTGTGGATTGGTTACGACCCGTCGCACCGTGGTGACAGTGCCGGTTGCGTGGTGATCGCGCCGCCGCTGGTTGCCGGGGGTAAATTCCGCATTCTGGAGCGCCATCAGTGGAAGGGGATGGATTTTGCGACACAGGCCGAATCCATTCGCGAGCTCACGCAAAAATATAACGTCGAATACATCGGGATTGATGCGACCGGGCTCGGTCAGGGCGTGTTTCAGCTCGTGCGCTCTTTCTACCCGGCAGCGCGTGACATTCGCTACACGCCGGAAATGAAAACCGCAATGGTGCTGAAAGCCAAAGACACCATCACGCGCGGTTGCCTCGAATACGACGTGAGCGCAACCGACATCACGCAGTCGTTTATGTCCATTCGCAAAACCATGACCAGCAGCGGGCGCAGCGCCACCTATGAGGCCAGCCGCACAGAAGAAGCCAGTCACGCCGACCTCGCCTGGGCCACCATGCACGTACTGATTAACGAACCGCTGACCGCCGCGAGCGGCCAGTCCTCATCCTCAATTCTGGAGTTTTATTAATGGCAAAAAGCAACAAGCGCCAGCGTACCCCGACACCGCGCCAGCATACCGCCGCACCCGCGCAGAGTATGGAAGCATTTACCTTCGGCGAGCCGGTGCCGGTACTGGATAAGCGCGAAATTCTCGATTATGTCGAATGTGTCCATAACGGCCAGTGGTACGAGCCGCCGGTGAGCTTTTCCGGGCTGGCGAAAAGCATGCGCGCCGCCGTTCACCACAGCTCGCCGATCTACGTCAAACGTAACATTCTGGCCTCAACGTTTATTCCTCATCCGTTGCTTTCACAACAGGATTTCAGTCGATTTGTACTGGATTTTCTTGTTTTTGGTAATGCATTTCTGGAGAAACGTCTTAGCGTTTCAGGAAAAACGCTTAAGCTTGAAACTTCTCCGGCCAAGTACACCCGTCGCGGCGTGGAGCAGAATACCTACTGGTATATTCAGAACTACACGAAGCCGCATCAGTTTGCGCCCGGCTCGGTGTTTCACCTGCTGGAGCCCGATATCAACCAGGAGCTTTACGGGATGCCGGAATACCTGAGCGCGCTTAATTCGGCCTGGCTGAATGAGTCGGCGACACTGTTTCGCCGCAAGTATTACCAGAACGGCGCGCATGCGGGTTACATCATGTATGTCACTGATGCGGCGCAAAGCAGCACCGATGTTGAGGCGCTGCGCAAAGCGATGCGGGATTCGAAAGGGCTCGGCAACTTTAAAAACCTGTTTTTCTACGCACCGAACGGAAAAGCCGACGGGATTAAAATTGTGCCGCTGAGTGAAGTCGCCACCAAAGACGATTTTTTCAATATCAAAAAAGTCAGTGCGGAGGATCTCATGAGCGCGCACCGTGTTCCACCTCAAATGATGGGAATAATGCCTAACAATGTAGGTGGGTTTGGAGATGTATTAAAAGCTGCGCAAGTGTTTGTTAGAAATGAGCTCACGCCTTTACAAGAACGCATTAAAGAGTTGAATAATAACATTGGAGAGGAAGTGATAACATTTAAAAAATATAGCCTTTGAATAATAATGGCTACAAATTGTAGCCATTATTAATTAAGCATTGAGTAGATTAGCTTTGAAACCTTTTTGTTAGCATGGATATTTCTTTACCCTTCGCCTCTTTAGTATTATCAGCATCTCGCCAGTAAAATAGATCATCAATATCAGAGACATCATTTTGCTCTGGCACCGTGATTATAAAAAGACCTTTTCCATAAAAATCATTCCAGTCTAAACTGGACAGAACCTGGCCTTTTAGTGGTTCAGAAAGGTTTGATTTTCTGATTTCTTCAGACCACATCCTGATATACTCCTCGGGTGTCTTATTCAATAACTTTAATTCCCTGGAAACCCCAACTACATACCTATTGCCAATTACATGCTTTTTAACAGCATCAAGTTTTTCTATTCTATTTGCGTCAGCGATTTTGTCTGCAATACCTAACACAATTTTTCCAGCAATGCCATTGCTTTTACCATTATTAGCCATTGCACAAATAGTTTTAATTACATCGCCAAAAATTGATTGATCAATCTTGCGTTCATCTGCGAGTGTTACTACCCCTTGCTTTAATTCATAAAAAGCCAACTCAGCCTCTGAACGTCTGATCAGACCTTCAATATCGAGTGTTGAATGGGCTTTATAAATAGGGGCAGGTTTATCATTCTTTATGAAACAGTCCGTTATCAATCCTTTAATTATATTTATATGTTTTCTTCTTTCCTCAGGTAGTCCGGCAGTTCGATCAGAACTTATTTTATCCGCAAGATTATTTAAGCTAGTACGAACCCGTTCATAATTAATTATCTTTAAGTTATCTTTGAATATCAACTCATGAAAGGCAATAACAATTAAAGAGAAAATAGATTGAAAAGGGTTAGTATTTTTCTTGCTAAAAATCACATCACGCAACTTAGTGAAAGGTGCGTTTTCGCATACTTTCATTATTTCTTCTATACAGAATTTAAACTCGTGCGAGAACCTTTCTTCCCCATATGCTTTTAAAGCGGCATCAATTCTTGAAAATTCTGCCGTATCGTCATTGTATAGTTTATCTAATGCATCTTTTGAGCGAGTTATTAGAGTGCCGAGTATTATACAAGCTGTAATATCTGCAATACATTGTTCATCTAAGCTATCTCTGAGATCGGTAGATCTCAAAATACCATGTTTGACCCAGAACACCTCTTCTGCTTGGATATCGTAACCATGCTTCATAGAAGGTAAATCTATGCTGATTGAAGGCATTTTCTCAAGAGGAAGTGTTTCGCTAGATACGTCGCCGCGAAGCGTACAACTTATTTCTCTAATCAATTTTGAAAATTGGCTCTGAACACCTGCTTGTCTTCTTTCTTGATCACTTAGCCTATGACCATAAGTATTTATTCTGTCAAAAACGTCATTCACTTGCTTTTCACTTGCACTTCGCATTATTGACAGTGATAAGGCATAATCTAGAATAGTTGAAACTTCTTTCTTATCAAGATTTTTTTCAATCAAAGTAAAATCAAAACCTTCACTTTCTAGTTTTGTTTTAACAGTGGGGAATGAATGAGCATCAAAATAAAAACCGTTAGAAGTAGTGTAATTCAATTCTATAAAAGAAATGATAGCATGTAATCTTTGTAAACCATCTATTATCTCAAAGGTACCCTGAGTGCTTTCCCTTTCCGCAAGAAGGATTGCGGGGATAGGGTACTTGTTTAAAAGCGATTCAATTAATTTTTGTTTTTCTTCTAATGTCCATACTAACTTACGCTGATATCGCCTGTTTACGAGCAGTTTCCCGTCCCTGTACCAAGAATATATTGATTGGATGGTGATTGGTTGCGAGGATAGTTCAGCCATTTTGATCCCTTTTATTCAGCCAGTGTAAATTCATACTTTAATCTTATAACCGGCCAGCGCGCAATGCTTTCCCCGCCTCGCCTGCCCGCTTTATGTGTCTCTTTTCATGCAGGTGCGTCAAGGGTGCCGCCCCGTGCCAGCATTGGCACGGGGCGGCAAAATCGCAACCCGGGAACACATGCAAAGTGATGCACCTAATGCGTGCAACGCTTAATCGCGCTCTAAAGGCGGTATTTCTGTACCACTTAAACGCAAAACATTACGGTAGGCCTCAAAAATTGTTTGATGGACTTTATTCAAGTCATCAAGCATTTTCTGGCGTCCTTCAGGTGTGAATTTACCGAAATTGTGTGTGCGATAGAAACTATGAGCCAAGTAATTCCGGGCTTCTAAGGCAACGGATATATGTTGTAGTGTTTCATCGTCAGCCAACCCTTTTTTCTTCATAACTCTTTCCAACCGACCCAGAGTGAACTTATCCATTTTCAAAAAATCCTCTTTTAATGCTGCAATATCGCCTCCATGATTCAGATCATGTTCGATTAGGACATTAATCAACTCCACCTCCAGCAACTGCGCAGCCTCTGAGGCGTAACCAAACTTGCAATAAACAGCTTCAAGCGTTGCCATAAATCTATCCTTGCAATACATAGGGTTCGAATTGGAGGCATAATGGAAGGATTTTGCTGTAAAGTCTAACGTCCCGCGTTGCGGATTGTTCAACCCCGCCGACGCGAAAAGCAAGTTTTCGCATCGGCGGGATTTGCTATTTAATGCCAGCTCTCATCTTCCCACACTTCCTTGATAATTCCGTCCAGGCGTTCCCGGTCTGAGTCGCTCGGAAAGCCCTTTATCTCTACTCCAGTCATGGAGCCTTTTTTGACCGTGACTTGAGAGGAAGGAAAGGTGTTTTTAACTCGACGGTTAAGCTCACTTTCAAAGGCTTTAACAAGCTGCTGACCCATGTTTTGTGTTTTATCCAACGTGATATGTATTCTCACTTCATTTTCTCTTTTTAATCGTTGTTTACACGGTCTGGCTGAAACAACTACTGAATAAGAATCCTTTTTCAGCAAGTTCTCATGCGCCAGTTCAGCTATTAAATTCAATGCAATTTCACGATCTCTTTCCTGACAAACACCCTCTGTTGTCAAACGTGCTATCAGTTCAACCCTTTCAAGCATGACATGCTTGCTCAGCTCTCTATTCACGCGCCCTCCCATTCGAGATACTGTATAAATAAACAGCATCATATTGCATTAAAAAATGGGAAGAAAAAATTTGGCTGTCGCGCTAACGTATGTACATGAAATGATGCGATTTAGTTAAGGGCTTAACTTAGTAGTAGCTGAAGCCAGCCGAGCCACTCGACCGAGTATTTTTCTGGCGTTATGTTCGTGAGATGGCGCAGCCCTAAAGACTTCCCCAATGGATGAGCCACTAAACCATTTATCGTTAAACCGACTCTTTCCACCGGCCATCAAATGCAGCGCTTCACCCCGGCTTATTCTTATGCCGGTATTCATTTGCACTTTGTCGATAGTCCTAGCGATCGCGGCATTCTGGTCATCAGTTCCGTGCACAAAATGTCGCCTACCCGTTTCTTTTTTCACCCGGATTCTATTCGTGAGCTTTCTTCTTTCGCTTCTGGTTAGTGGTTTTGCTAAATCCAGCTCCGGTGGATCGCTTTCGCTCCCCGTACAGTTATTGACAGAACTCCGAGAGGGCGCAGAAGCGCCCTTAAGGTCAACGGCCAAATCAACGGCGCGTTTCGGGACAATCTTCCATTGTGTAAGACGGGTCAGAACCGGCGAACCTGCGCCGACCGTGGCGTCGTACACGCCGCGAATGCAGACAGTCTCCTCGCCATACTGGTTAAATTCGGTGCGCGCTTCGTAGAGAGTGCGAACCTGCAAATCGTCACGACGGACAAACGCGCCACCCTGGGCGTTAACGTAACCCGCCCAATCACCGGCATCAGCCGCATCATGCACCGCAGCAAATTCAACACTAAGACCGTGCGCGGTTTCGGTGTCGGCCATACGGCGTAATTCGCGGTAGACCGTCACCGGCGCACCGCCGATAAACTGGAATTGCCGGATATGCCAGCGCGCCGCCCAGGCAGAAACGGCGGGCGCGGTATCTTTTAACAGCTCGCCGCTTTCGTCGTCTGTTTCACCGTCGAGCGCATAGCCATCGATATTCTTTGAGATGTATTTCGCGACATAGCCCGTAGCACTCCCCTTCTCCGGGTCGATAGCCTCGGCATGAAAGCGGGCTTTTCTGGCTTTATCGCTGCTGAGCTCGCTCTCATCTTCCTGCCACGCATAATCCCGGATGACCGTGCGCACACGTTCGGCATGTTCCGGCAGCATAAACATCAGCATATGCCAGTGCGGGGTAGCGTCGTGGTGAGGTTCTGCAACACGAATCCCGAAAATACGAATATCTTCCCGGTAAAGTTTGGCGCGAATGCGCGCCCAGAGTGAGGTTAAATAGCCTTGCGTGTCGGACGGGTTTGCCCCGTTCCATTTGTGGTTACGGTAGCCCGCTTTTGTCGTGGCGTGATATTTCGACGGGGCAGTCAGCGTATAGAACTCTCCCACGTAACCGAGCTCATTACAGATATTTTCAAAGCCGCGAATACGTGTCATCAGCTCGCAGCGGCGAATGGCCGGGTTAGCGACCGAGCCGTCGTATTTTTCAATCAGGCTGATGCGGTTGCCGTCCTCGTCTTCGAGCTCCAGCCCTTTAAGAAATTCACGTGTGCGCCTCTTTTGCTCCCGCCACTCGGCTACGCATGTTTTGCTGGCGTAGGCATGCTTTTTCTTGCTGACATTGCCAACAGCGATTTGCAGATGCTCACGCCACGCGGCAGCAATACGACGCAACCGCCCTCGCCACCACGTTTCATTGAACATGCGCATAACTGCCGGTGCGATATCCTGCTCACTGGCGTATTTTTTGGTTACTCGCTCCCAATGGGGTGGGGTCACGTTAAATTGCAGGGCAATCAGCCCGGCGCGCATATACCACGAATGCAGTGTTTTCAGTTCACTGGCGCTGGCATCGTCTATATCTGCAAGCTCTGCGCGGATGAAATTAGCGATATCAGCGGCCAGCAGTTCAATATCTGCCTTTGCCATATCAGGGAGCCGGTTATACCGGGCGACCATATTCACCAGGCGCGAGGCGATGTATTGCAGCATTTCCGTATCAAAATGCCCGCTAAAAACAGCAGCAGAAACATCGCTTTTTATGCCGGTGGAGAGGTACTTTTTTGCGACCAGCTCAAGGCGCGGCAATGCTTTTTTGCAAAAGCTGATTAAAAAAGCATTGGCTCGCTGGCTGTCGTGATGTTGCTCCAGCGCGGCGGCGGTTCGGTATACGTCATAGCGTACACATTCCGGCTGGAGGGAAAGCGCTTTGCGCGCATGCAGCAACGCCGCAATCATACGATCACGGCGGTGCTGTTCTGAGTAGGTCAGATAGGGGCTGGCTATTGCTGAGCGCGGAGCATTCCACGCATAAGCGTAAGAGATTGCCACTTAAACGCCCCGGTAATGTCTGGATTTGAGCTCTGTTATTTGCTGACAGGTCACGCAAAGTGACACGCCATAAATTGCTCTACGGCGAGCTTCCGGGATTGGTGCGTCGCATTCTTCGCAGGTAAAACGTGATGGTGTAAAAACGCGGATGCGCGCGTTATTGATATGGCGCTCACGCTCTTCCTGCTCGCGTTGCTGGATGTGATCCATTGCATCGGCCATTAGTGCAGCTCTTGTGATTCGTTTTCGTAGCGAGCAGCCTCGCGGCGCAGAAGCTCGGCGGCTTCGACTCCGTTCAGCCCTTCTCTTGCGATATGAATAGCCAGAGCCTCAAGACGAATGGAAACAGCTAAAGCACGGTCTCGACGTTCTTCGTTTTTGGCTTTATTGAGCAAGCTGACCAGTACATCGTTATCAGCTTCAAAATTGCGGGTTTCGATATTTTGCATAACGCTTTCTCCTGAATTTGGGCAAAAGAATGCCCGGCGGGTTTACGCCTTTTAATTACGGTTTGTGTTAATTCGGCATGGTTAGCCGTTTGGGAAATAAGCTCACGACTGCGCGAAAATGATTCATTGCTGAAATAAGCGCTTTTTTCTCGTCAGTAGTCAGCTCACTTAATTTGAGCCCGTGACGAGCTGCCGGTATTTTTGCCAGAAAGAAAATCGCTGCCAGCGCGCGCTCGTTGTCTTCATGCTGCGGGTCACGCGTATCGCGCATATTCGCAACGAATTGCTCGACCTCTTTCCAGCTATCACCCCAGAACCGCCCGCGTATTTCGGCGATATGATTCAGGCCAGCCATACGTGCTCCAGTGCTCAGCGGAACCGTTGCAGAAACAGCTTCGATAGCCATGAGCCCTCCTGTTTTTTGGTGGAAAGGCCAGCCAGCAAATCAGCCTGAGAGAAACATGGATGCCAGCGCGCACCGTCTTTACCTGCGATCCAGCCGTGGCCGTAATGCATGGCTGGGCTTTGCTTGACGAGTAGCGATGCGAAAGAAGGTTCGTTATTCAACATGCTCACCTCACATCAGCCCAAAAGATGCGCCGAGGCCGCTAACGGTATCGACGACACTGGACATTGCCGGGTTAGCCTGGAGGCGCGCTTGTAGTGCCAAGGCTGTCAACGAAAGCATGCGTATACCAGAATTCACACTCTCGACCATACTGTGTTTCCTTGCCGGGGTAAGACGTTCAGTGGAAACAGCACCGCCAGCCAACTCGCCCAGCTCATTCATTGCCCGCATGACATAGGTTTGTAATTTCTCTTTTGCCAGTTCGTTGACTGGTACACAGGGTAAGCAGTGAAGCATTGCCAGAAAGCCGTCTACGAGCGCCGAGTCTTCAGTAAGATCAGTAAGCAGCCAAATCTTCGGCGGTGTGAGGTGGTGAGGCTGTTCGGGGTTGAGCTTGTTGCGCAGAGTCTGAACATTCATCCCCGCACGCTCAGCCAACTTCGCCATATTGTGACGCTGTGCGAAAGTCCGGCACGCTTCGTCATAGTGGGGATGTTTGGAAACCTGAAAATCAAACATGCTGCATCCTTACAATTCACATAAAGTGAATTAAGCGCCGATGACAAGCTGAAAACGGGAATGCCCCAACGCCTTACGCAACTGTTCTTCTTTCCAGCGTGCGTAATAGATGCGAATAGGGCCACCTGCTTTCTTGCAGCCTTTACGGATGGTGCGCGGTTCGATTGGTACACAAGGGTTGTCGCCGGTTGTCCAGCGGTAAGCGGTTCGCTCAGAAACCCCCTCAAGCTCTGCGAACTGTTGCAGAGTAACGATAGGTGCAGGCACTTTGATGATTGCGATTTCAGAAGCCATGTTGCATGATTCCCATTTTGACAATGTTTGCAATCAATGGCCTCTGTTTGCCAACTTCTGCCACTGATTGCCCGAATTAGCAACGATAAAAATACTCAATTGAATATTAGTAAATACCCAAAGGAATAAATTTTGATACTTGATACTCAGGTGAATAATGACGAGTTACTGGATCGAATCTGTCAAGTATATGGTTTTACTCAAAAAATCCAGTTAGCTCGCCATTTCAACATCGCAGCTAGCTCCCTACAAAATCGCTATACGCGGGGAACTATTTCTTATGATTTCGCCGTGCAATGCGCCTTAGAGACTGGCGCAAGCCTCCTATGGCTGCTGACTGGCCAAGGTTCCCAATATAACGGTAAACCGGCACCAACGGATCCGAAAACAGTCGAGTCATTCACTCTTAGTGATGGAAAGCTCGTAGAAAATTCACCATTGAGTATCGATGCTAATTTTTTTAGCAAGCAAATGTCAAAAGGCATTGCTGTTCGTGCCGATGGAAAGCTGAATTTCATAGAACAAGATGCCTCACTTTCTGATGGACTTTGGTTAGTTGAAATTGAAGGGGCTACCAGCATCAGAGAATTGACGTTGTTACCCGGCAAAAAGCTACACGTCGCGGGCGGAAACGTACCGTTTGAGTGCGGGATTGATGAAATAAAAACGATTGGTCGAGTAGTGGGTGTATATAGCGAGGTTAATTAATGGCTGTCCGTAAAAATCCTGCTGGCGGCTGGATTTGCGAACTCTATCCAAACGGGGCAAAAGGCAAACGCATCAGAAGGAAATTCGCAACTAAAGGCGAGGCTCTGGCGTTTGAACAGTACACTGCTCAAAACCCGTGGCAGGAAGAAAAGGAAGACAGGCGCACATTAAAAGAGCTGGTTGACTCATGGTATAGCGCTCATGGCATTACACTAAAAGACGGCCTGAAACGCCAGTTAGCCATGCACCATGCTTTTGAGTGTATGGGCGAACCACTCGCACGCGATTTCGATGCGCAGATGTTTTCCCGCTACCGAGAAAAACGGTTGAAAGGTGAGTATGCCCGTTCAAACAGAGTGAAAGAGGTATCACCTCGCACGCTTAATCTTGAGCTGGCCTACTTTCGCGCGGTGTTTAATGAGCTTAATCGCTTAGGGGAATGGAAAGGCGAAAATCCTCTTAAAAATATGCGTCCTTTCCGCATAGAAGAAATGGAAATGGCCTGGCTAACTCACGACCAGATTTCGCTACTGCTCGGAGAATGCAAACGGCATGACCATCCTGATTTAGAAACTGTGGTTAGAATATGCCTATCTACTGGCGCGAGATGGTCTGAAGCAGAAAGTTTGAAAAAAAGCCAACTCGCGAAATACAAAATCACCTATACCAATACGAAGGGCAGAAAAAATCGCACCGTTCCCATCAGCAAAGAGCTTTATGACTCTCTACCTGATGATAAAAAAGGTCGGTTATTTAATGATTGCTATGGCGCGTTCCGGTCTGCACTGGAAAGAACAGGCATCGAATTACCGGCAGGGCAACTTACCCACGTTTTACGCCATACCTTCGCCAGCCATTTTATGATGAATGGCGGTAAGCGCGTGCTGGGGCATACCGACATCAAAATGACGATGCGATATGCTCACTTTGCCCCTGACCATTTAGAGGATGCGGTAAAACTTAATCCCCTTTCGAAGTTAACAAATATAGATAATTATGAAAACGCACCTAAAACAAGGAATATAATGTGTCTATCTTAAAAACTATTAACTGCACTACAGACAAAGAGTTCCTCGATTTACTCACTCCTTGGAGTACTGAATATAAATTAACAGACTATGTATTTAGAGGTCATATTGACGAATCATTTCTTTTACATCCCAATATAATGAGAACGCGTAACAACCTTGACCTTCTCAAAATTGCAAAAATTACCACTATGAAAGGAAAGTACCAAAGCACCATCAATTCAATAGGAATTACAAATATAAAAGACTATCATGCATCAATCGAGATGGGAATTCTAAGACGTTTTTACAGATCTGCAAATGAGAACGGTTTGTATGTACCAAGTTCTAAATTGATGAGTTCTGAAATGGCAATAGGCCGTTATTTAAACTTCAACAATCTAATGAAAGCATTCAATTTTAACAAGTGGTTAAATGAAGACAGTATTGAGATAGCAGCGTTGGCACAGCACTATGGATTACCAACAAGATTAATTGACTGGTCATACAGTCAGTATATTGCTTCATTTTTCGCAACTAACTTCATAACAAAACCTGATAAAAATAAAAAAGTATCATTATGGATGTTGAATTATAAAAAACTAGCAAATTTATTTTCTTCTCCATTATCTGATGTAAAGATATTCAGCCCACATTATCAGTGGAACGACAATGCAAAATCTCAAAATGGTCTTTTTACATATATAGAATCTAAACACGAAGCTAAAGAAAAAGATTTAAATATTGAGTTTCTAGATGATTTCATGGCAAATGGTATAGAAAGCTCCGACCCGAAATTCAATGAGGTTAAAACTGATTATCGTACATTAGATGTTGCATTAGATGATGCAATAACACAGTATAACGCTAAGAAAAAAACAGGAATAGACACAAAGGATGTTTTAATAAAAGTAACACTACCATGTCCAGAGGCTCTGAAAGTAAACAAACATCTCCGTAATTTAAGAATTAGCGAAGCAACTATTTTCCCTGGTTATGCTGGAATTGCCGAAAATTTACGGGCAACTCTGCGTTTTTAGACTCCTAAGTGCAAAAAAAAAACAGATCGCATAAAAATCAGCGACTGCACCTACGCCATTGACTTCAAATTAGCCAATGGCGATAAAGTGGCGGTAGAAATGGCTAAAAATGGGTAATCACCGGCAAACAGATGCAAACTATGTCAATGATAAATAACGTAAAGTATTGATTCATGGTTGCTTCGTCAGGAACTCATAATCGCTTGGTCGTTGGTTCAAACCCAACAGGGGCCACCAAATTTTAAATTTAGAAACAGATACTTAAGCCACCTCTTATGGTGGTTTTTTTGTTTTTTAAATCCTGAATGTCCCAAAAGTATCGCCCCAACTTTTGGTAATCCCCATCACTCTGTCGCTTCTATCGCTACAACAACAGTCGCAGAATGGCGCAATGCGTTCCTTCCCGATGAAGCCATCACTCAAGCGACAACACTTTTCATGCGGTGTCTTCCGAATCTTAATAAGATCCGCATCTTTTCACACGAGAATAACGTATTACCGGTACCAACATAAAAAGTTAATCAACGCTTTACTATAAATAATTACTCTCCACATTATAATTTCCTTAATAAATTACCTCTCTGATATATCTTAATAGAATAAATAATATAATAAAAACGTGACAGCAACTATTAATAACCACCATCGTATACGCTAGAATAAATGCCTTAGCACTGTATAAATCGCTCCAGCGGCGTGAATTATAGATTATTTTTCCACGTACCATGTTATAAGGCAGAAACGTATAATGTATCGCTATAATGCTTTTAGCTATCCGTATTGAGATAACCACTCATATAAAATATATCCAGGATGATTCAATGAAGAAAATGATATTCGGAAACAATACGCCGCCAGGAACCCCGGCCAATCAACCTGAATTTAAAGCGAGATATGGCGCGCCTCCGGTGATGCACAGCGGTTTTCCCAAACAAGGTTACCTGTATATTCCTTTTGCAGCAGAGGATATGATCCATCAAAGTCTGGGCTTAAATTTAATCCGCCACCTGAAGGGAAAAAGCCTCTACCCACTAATTGTGCCAAATCAGAAAATTCGAAATGAAATAATGGAACTACGTGCTGCAGAAATAAACAACCTGGTTACTCAGATAAACACTGTCAGCGATAAATTGCAGGAGGTCGATGCTGGTTTACAAGTGCATGAGGACTGGAATGGTGAGACATTAAGAAAAGCGCTGTCACCGGATATATTTGATAAGTTCACAGCCAGTATTGCGAGATTATCACAACAACTGGTTGTATTAAAAAATACAAGCTTTGCACATATACCATTAAGTCAATTATCCGCTACCACGGATAAACTCTATATTCTTGGGCACGGAACGGCCGGTGCAGACGTACTGGCAGCCGATGAAGCGGCAACCCTGGGGTTGATGACGGCCGCAACCCTCGCTGAACAATTGCATTCATGCGGGCTACCTAAAACATTCGAGGATATCCGTATAACTGCCTGTTATAGCGCTGATTCTTTCAAGCCAACGTCTTTTGCTGCTGTCGAGCTGGAAGCATCGTCAGGTGCAAAAAGAAAAGGAATAATAGGAAAATTCATCTCCCTGAAAGGCACTCAACCTCTGGCGCAAACCATAAGCAGAGAGCTCCAGCGTCTCGGTTACAACAGCATTCAGGTAACCGGATACCATGGCGCCGGAGTAACATACAGCCAGACAGAATTCAGGGCCCGCCGAATTCCAGGGGCGCCAGATATTCGCCGCTCACTTGTCAGTCATACTTTCCGCTGA